GCCCTATCAAGCCATCAGGCGATGCCCCTGCGCGTTCAATTGTTGGGTGGGCGATATACCCTACTTCATCAACCAAAACATCGGCTAGGGACTCATAAGCGGCGCGGGCAAGCGGTTCGGTTTCTGTACCCCAAGCCATTGCCGCATTTGTGTACGATTCTGCAACCGTACCCGTCATTCGTTCGCAAATCAATTGCGCCATGTAGTTTTCGCGTGATGCCGAATAGCCGCTTTTTGTTTTAGCGATTACATCAGCAACGCGAGATGCCGTGACATTACCCAAACGGGCGGCAAACCATTCGGGCGTACCTTGTTCAACTTTTTCTATCATGTATTTTTTCCCTTTAGTTTGGATTCAAAGAAATCAAAAGCCGCAATTTTATCAAAGTCACACAACTCATAAGCCTTTATGTAATTTTCTTCATCTAACCCTACCCATGTGCGTTGCGCTAACTTCTTGTCCAATTCATCGCATCGTTGACACATTTGTTCCCACAATGCTTTGTAATCAACTTTTTCAATCATAGTTTTGCCTTTACTTTATCTTTGGCGGCAATTACTTTCTTTTGCCAATCAGGATTGCCATTACAAGCGGTGTAAGCGGCTTTGTAGGCGTTCTTTAAACCATCTTGGTCGGTTGATGCCTCTATAGCGGCTAAGTGGTCTATAAGCGCGGTTTCATCAATCGTAGGTTTACGCACCGCGGTATTGCCATCGTCATCTTCAGGGGCTATGCCGCAAGCCGCCATAAGGCTATAACGGCGGGCATAAGTTAATGCGCTACCGTAGCCTTGGGCATCTTGTTTGTTAGCGGGTACATGAAGAATTCCACATTCAAGCATTTCACCCGATTCATGCACAAACATAGTTTCAATCATTACGCCGTTAGTGCAATCGTAATTCTTTTGAATAAGCGCAATGCCGTTATCGTTTAGCGCGTCTATAACCGCTTCAACGCAAGCGGCAAGGTCAGCGTAGCGCGATTTGAAATGCGGGTTTGTAGATGTCTTTAAAGCAGGGCCAAACGCCTTTTGTGCTTTGACCAATGCGGTTGCTAAGTTTTTCATTCTGCGCTTTCTATGTAGATGGTTAATCGTTTAATTCGGTCGGCGTGGTAATCCGACATTCTTTTGGTGTATTCCATTGCTGATTGGGCATCTAGGAAACGGCGTTTTGCTTCTTCAAGTTCTTTAACCGCCATTTCTTTTGCTGATGGCAAACGCCACAATTCTTTTAAACGATAAGTTAAGTTCATATTTACCCCCGCCATGCCAGTAGTACACCAATGCCGCCAAAGATGATGATGGCTAATGCACATTCAATTAAAGTTGTAATGATTTTGTGTTTCATGTTTTGTCTTTAGATGTTAAGAAAAGTGTTATCGCGTACAGAATCAAAAATGTCATTTAAAGCGCGGTATTCACCGTAGGCAACAACGCGGTCTAAATCTGTTTTATCTTTGATTTGGTTTGTACCGTTATCAGATACAAAGCCCCAAATTTGTTCCATCTTTGCAATTTGATTTTGCAATTCGTTAAGTAGGTTTTCTTTGCTAAAGCGAATCATGGTCTTATCCTTTAAAGATTTGGCAATGGCAACCTTGTTTCACCATAAGCGAAATAAAACCAAGGGCTTTTGTTAACGAAGTAAATTCAATACGCGACCAATCGTTTGCTTGGTGCGTTCTGTTAAATTCAATGATGTAAGTTTTTTTCATGTTTTATCTTTAAATGGGGGACTAAGCCCCCGTTTGGTTTAGTTAAAAGAGAAATGCAAGCGTTCTTTTTGTTGTTCTTGCCAAACTGATTCTGCGGCATCGCAATCGGCAACATAATCATCCCATTGGGCTTTTTCTTCTTTGGTCAAATAAGTTAACCAAATTTGATAACCTTTTTCCATTTCATCAAAAGAAAAAGTTTCAAAACATTCACCCTCATCGTTAACGATGCAAAAATTGCCAAAGTAACTATTGGGTTGCGGTCTTTCAACATAGTTAAAACTGAAGGATGGTGCGTTCATTTTTTTGCCCCTATTAGTTAAGAATTAAGCGACCAGTAAAACCGCGGGACTTCAAGCAATCAATTGCGTTTTGGATTGCTTCTTTGCGGGTAATGCCAAAGAACACGGGCGGCACATTTGTATTGGGCAAAGCGCAATCAAATTCAATAACCCAAGCGGGCGGTACAGTAGCGCGGATGCGGGGGTTGTATTGCTCTTGTTGAAAGTAGCAATCTGCTTTAAAAATTTGTGTCATACCAGTTTCTCCTATAAGACCCCAAGAAGTTCGGGGCATGATTAAGTATAAGCGATTTCAACACCGCGTTTAAAATATTTTCACAATTTGTTTAAATATTGGCAAAATGTTGCTAAGATGCAACCATGAACAAAACACAAATAGATGTCGATAAAGCCTTGATTGCCAAGTTGGGCGGGGCAACAATCCTATCTAAACGCCTTGGTTTTCAATCTGCCCAACGGGTACACAATTGGATGTATAGGGGAATACCCGCATCCGTTAAGTTGGCGCATCCTAAAATTTTTTTAAAGGGGTTACGCAAATGAATTGCAATTTTTGTAACGGTGAAATTGTAGATAGGCATCATTTGGCGCGAACTTGTTTGCCATGTTCTACACATTCCGCAGAAAGAACTGGCGGGTTGGCGGCTATTAGCGCGGTGAACAAGGCGGTAAAAAATGGTATTCTTGCGCCCGTTAAAACGCTAGTTTGCGTTGATTGCGGTAGCCAAGCACAATGTTATGACCATCGTGATTACAACAAACCGTTAGAAGTTGTACCCGTATGCCGTAAATGCAACTTTCGCAGGGGTTCGGCTATTGCATCAACAAATTTACAGGCGGCGTAAATGACAAAAATAGAAAAATACTTACATCACAAATCTTTGATGATGGAACACCTAGCATTTGCGTATGCGAATCAATCGATGCAAGATTCTTTGTATCAATTGATTTGCTACCACTTGCACAAAGATTACACACAAGGTTATTATTATTTTATGACCCATCAAGAACGCAAAGATTTGCAAACGATGATGGTTCTTTAGTACAATGTTTTGAAACACGGCTAGGTTTGAAGTCATGAGCAAACCGAAAAGGGTTCACCCTTTCCCCTGCCGCAGTTTCTTTTTAAAGGGCGTTTTAAAGCGGTGAAATTATGCCTACTAGGTATCTGAAATCAGGTATTCGCGATAGCGAAGCCATTGAAAAACTTTCCCCATTAGCGGAAAACCTTTACTACCGATTGCTTGTTACGGTAGATGATTTCGGGCGTTACGATGCCCGACCCCCAATGATTAAAGCGGCTTGTTTTCCAGTAAAGGATTCAATCAACGCCGCCAAGACTGAAGTTCTGATGAAAGAACTTGCGGAAAATAATTTAATAGAAATTTATATGGTTGAAGGCAAGCCATATTTACAAATGACCAAATGGGACAACATCCCCCGTGCAAAAGAAAGCAAATACCCTGCAAGTGAATACGATGCTATACAACTGCATACAACTGTATGCGACAGTAATACAGATGCACCTTTAACCGTAACTAAAACAGAAACAGAAACCGTAACTAAAACACGCGATGCGCCCGAAGGCGTTTCACAAGAAATTTGGGATACTTTTGTTAAACAAAGAAAAGCAAGCCGTGCGGTCATTACCCCATCGGTTATTGCTTCAATTCAGAAAGAAGCCGATAAAGCGGGTTGGACATTGGAACAAGCATTAGCAGAATGTGCCGCCCGTGGTTGGCGTGGGTTTAAAGCAGATTGGGTAGCACCAAAGGCTAACCCCGCCGACATTGCCCGCGTAACCGTACCAATGGACAATCGACCCGACCCCGCGTTAGAAAAGATAAAAGAAGATGCAAAACGAGCCGCACCTATCCCGTTGGAAGTATTGGCAAAGATGGCGGCATTGAGGGCTAAAGCATGACACACGAAATGGCAATGCGAATATTGGACAGGGTGCGGGATGGGGTTATTTACCCACAATGGGTAATCCGCAAAGCCTTGGAATTAACTGGCGACATTGATGGACATGGAACACTTTAAGGATTGCGAAGCGCGGGAATGGGTTGCCCGATACCGTAAAAAGCAATTGGAATT